CTAGCGTCCCCAAGCCTAATTTCGCGAAATCGGCACCAAAAGTTTCTGACACTTTGACACCACACAGAGATCATGACAGCCGCCCATAAATCTCCGCGGGCTCAAGTGTCCGACCGAAGCGAGCTGCTACGCATTGCTGCGTCCATGCTGCACAACCGAAATTTCCCGTCTGTCTATCCCGAGGACCATCCCAAGCGGACGCCGCGCCGCATAATCGAAGCCGCCAAAAAATCGCAAGACCAACTCCGGGATTGGGCCGTGGAACTGGCAGCCATTGCCCGAAGGATGGACGCACAGACTCCTTCGCCGAGCGTCTCAAGCTCAGCGGCTGCGCTGGGCGGGAAAGGACAACCGTGAGCGCGGAAACTACCCCAGCCCAGGGCAGTCCGCTGGAGCGCATGGATAGGCCGCTGAGAGAAACCGTGAAGCGAATGAACTGCCCGAGTGTGATGCGCGAACACCTGTGGAGCATCGAGCGTGAAGGCATGATCGAATGCCTGTGGTGCTTTGAGCGGCGTCGCTCGGAGGATAGAGAGCGGCCTAACGTCTCAAGCTCAGCGGCGACGCCGGGCGGAAAGGATGCCGATGTCCGCTGACCTCCCAAGCCCGGAGTCGTCCGCTGGGCAGCGCCTCATTCCCGCCGACGAACAAACCGGGAGCCCTGAGCCCGTGGAGTCGCCAAGCGCCACCGAAGCCAGAGCAGACGGCTCGGGAGACAGCTTGAAGCGCATGGATTGCCCGACTGTGATGCGCGAACACTTTTGGAGCATCCCTAACAATGGGTGGGTCGAGTGCCTTTGGTGCTTTGAAAGGCGTCGCACGGACGGTGGAAAGCCGTCTGCCGGCGCTAGGAAGCCAGAACGGCGCGCTGACCAACGGAGGAGGGGCTCAATGAAAGACGAGCAAGCCCCTTTTGGTCCAGCAAGTGGTTCGCCGCGCACACGCTCGGCTGAGAACCGCCCCTCCGTAGTTGGGCAGCGCGCCGTTCGCCGCGCGGCGAACAGATGATTGATCGGAAAAATTTCGTCATAACATGACCGCCGAACTTCCACTCCCGCCCGGCCCCGCCACGCCGGCTTCACCCGTGCCCCCCGCCGCCGAGGCTACCGCCGAACAGATTGCCCGCTGGGAATCCCTCTACGACACGAAGCGGCGGCAGCTCTTTCGTTACCTCGCCACGGGCCGCGAGAAAGGCCGGCCGTGCCCGATGGATCATCCCGCACAAATGCCCGGCTGGTGGGCCGCGTGCATGAAGCAGCGAGTGCCCACGAAGATCCTCACCGCCGCACAGCACGCCGCCGCCCAGACCGGCACGCCCGCGAGCGAAGCGCCCGCGCCCGAGCCACCGCCACCCGCGCCCGCCGGCGAGCTGGCGCTCACCGAGGCCAGCTACGATTTCCCCGCCCAGGTCGAGCGCCTGCGCGGCGAGCAGCGCCGCATTCAGAGCCAGCTCGACAAAGCGCGCGCCGGAGCGGTCGTGGATGGCGTCCTCGTCGTGAATCAAACCGACTGCGAAAGCCTCCTGCGCCAGTCGCTCTCCCTCACCGCCGAGCTGCGCAAAGCCGAGAACGATCTCACCTCCTGGCTCGTCACCCGCGGCGGGCTGTCCGACACGGCGACGGTCCGCAGCGAAAACGCCCGCATCGCCGGTGCGATCTACGGAGCCGTGCGCCGCCTCGTCCGCAGCGTCCGGCCCCTGCTCACCGGCAAAAGCGACGCCGAGCAGGACCGGCTCTGGGACGCTAAAACGCTCGAATGCTTTTCCGCGCTCAAGGCCGCGAAGTTCACCGTCCAGATCCCCGCGGAAACCCCATGAGCGCCGTCGCCGAACTCCGCGAGTTCATCACCTCCACCTGGGCCGATGGCATCCGCGATCGAGCCGTGCAAAACGTCTGGGAATTCGCCCGCGACAACATCGTCTTCACGCCGAAGATGGGCAACATCACCGGGCCTTACGACCCCGACCTCACGCCCTACACGAAGCTGTTCCAGGAGGCCATCACCAGCGACTTCCGCAACATCCCCGAGGAGGATTGGTGGCTGCGCGGCCTCGCCGATAAAGGCCAGCGGTGCGACGAGGCCTTCGTCGTTAAAAGCTCCCAATCCGGCCTCACGCAAGGCGCGCTCAACGGCACCATCTACCTCCCCCTCCACGCCCCGGGCCGCCTGCTCTACGTCCTCGACAGCGTCCCGAAAGCCAAGAAGGTGGCGCTCACCCGCGTCATCCCTTTCCTCCGCGAGCTGTGCGGTGCCGTCATCGCCGACGAGGCCGATCTCAATGCGACCTTCATCGAGCTGATGGACATGATCATGGAATTCGGAGGATCCTACTCGTCCGGTCTCTTCTCGGAAAAGCCGCTCAAATACGCCTTCGCCGACGATGTTGAATACATGGTCAGCCAGGGCGGCGCCGCCGGCATGCTCGATGGCGTCCACGTCATCGATCACCTCCGCTCCCGCTTCACCACCGCCGACGAATCCTTCCTCGGCGTCTTCTCCAAGCCCAACCTCGAAAGCTCCGAATTCATTGCAAACGCCCTCGCCGGCTCGCAGCATCGCTACTACGTCCGCTGCCCCCACTGCGGCACGCGGCAGATCCTCGAACCGGAGAATCTGAACTACGACCACAAAGGCTGCAAAGACCTCGCCGGCCGCTACGATCTCGACGCCGTCGAAGCCCTCACCACCTACCGCTGCGCCAGCGCCGCGCATTGCGAGATCGAGGAAAAGTGGAAGCACTCCATGAATCTCGCCGGCACATGGCTGCCCAAGTCCCGCGAGGCCCGCATCCGCGACGAAGATCCTGCCCTCGTCCCGCGCCGGCTCTCCATGCAGATCAGCGATCTCTACTCCCCTTTCCCGAAGGTGAAGTGGGGCATGCTCGCCCGCATGAAGATCGCCGCGGAAAACAACCCCGCCGCCCTGAAGCATCTCACCACAAACCATTTTGCCCGCCCCTGGCGCGAGTCCGCTATCAGCCTTCGCGCCGACAACATCCGCGCGATCTGCGCCGGCGCGCTGAATCCGCTCACCGGCAAATGGTGGCCCGACGACTGCGACCACGAGGGCAAGCTCAAAGTGCCGGCCTACCGCCGCGGCGAGTGCCCCTTCCGCCCCGTCGCCGTCACCGCCACGTCCGACGTGCAGGGCGACAAGTTCAAATGGATCATCTGCGGATGGCAGATCGACGGCACCTGCGCCGTCATCGAATACGGAGCCTCCCTCGGCACCTTCGATCTCTACGAAAAAATGATCGACCCCCGCGCCCACGATGGCTCCCCGCTGCTCTCCCTCATCGATCCCGACCGCCCGCTCATCGCCGAGCATGGCCTCGTCGATTCCGGCGCGTTCACCTCGGCGATTTATGACTTCTGCATTCGCACCGGCTGGGCCTGGTATCCGTCGAAAGGCACCGGCGGCATCGAACTCAACGGCCAGATGGTCGCCGGCCGCCCCGACTTTTACGAAGGCACGCCGATCCTCCGCTACCACTACCACGATCACGCCCTCAAGACCCTGCTCTACAACGGCAAGATCGCCAAAGCGCACGACAGCAAGTGGCCGCAGCCCCGCCTGTACCTCCCCCACGATCTCACAGACGACTTCATCCTCGAACTGCTCTCTGAATCCCTCCAGCCGAAGCGCACTTCCGGCCGGGCCGTGCGCATGGAATGGATCCACAACTCGCGCATCGGCCCGAATGACTGGGGCGACGCGCTCAAAATGCAGTTCGCCCTCTGGCAAATCGTCGGCCCCCAATACCAAGGCGCCGCCGGACTCAACGTCCGCCACTACGAGCTAAAGCCCGCCCCATTGCCAATGAACGCATAAGATCATGGACACGCCCAGCTCGACTTCCGGTTTTCATGCAGCGCTTTGCATCACCTGCGGCGAGGAGTATCCCGGCTCGTGGACTGGCGAATGCGATGACTGCGAGCAATCAACGGCGGCGCTGTGGCTCAACTTTGCCACCGCCGAGAAACGTGAAAGGCGCAGTGAGCCGAGCAGATTCGCCCCCCAAAATAAATGAAAAACTGTATTGACATTAAAGCGAGTCGCCCCCATATTGTTCTCGTCCAACAAGGACAACCGACCGGGCGGAACCCGGTATCTCAAAGAAGAAAATCAAAATGAACATCACCGAACAAAACCTCGCCGCCGCTCTCAAAAGCCTCAAGAAAGAGCACAAAACCAACTGGCTCGCGTTCAATGCCAAAATCGACGCGATCCTGAAAGCGATGGAAAAGCGGAGGGGCTGCACATGGAGCAGCACGGAAGACATTACGGAGCACGTCGCCAACGAAGATTTTGCAGCGGCTGGCTTCACTCCAGCGGAAACCGAAGCACTGACCTTCGTCCTGACCGAGGACTGCATGGGGCAGGCGGTCACCAACACGGAAATGATCGAACGCTGGTTCTGCTACTGTGCCTGAGCCCGAACAATCCCGCCGGGGCCGCCCGCCGCTGCCAGACAGCGAGCGGGCGGATTCCCAAATCCAGCTCCGCGTCACGCGGAAGCGAAAAGCCGCCTACGTGCGGGCCGCAAGCCGGAAAAAGCAGACTCTTGCGGCGTGGGCTTTTGACGCTCTCGACCGGGAATCCGGCTTCGTCTCGGAGTAGCTTGGGCCGCACGGCGGCGGGGGCCAGGCGGGGTGTTGTGAGCGCGTTCGAGCAGAGCGGCGCTAATTCGGGAAACATCGTAATGAGCACCGCCCGGTTGAATAACAGCCCCGCTTCTTTTGACACCACATCGCGAAGCAGTGCCCTCCCCGAGTTCTACCATACCATAGGGAGTCGAGCGGAGATGCCCGCGAGACCATAGACTCCCGCGACACGAGACCGGCCGCATCTGGCCGGTCTTACCCTTTGACACCCCACCCGCGGCAATGGATGCCGCCATTCTCCTCCGCACCGCCGACCGCAACCTCCGCCGCAAGTTCGCGGCGGACATCCCGGGGCTGATCACCTTTGCCGACGGCCTCGCCACCGCGAGCAAAGCCAGCGCCGTCACCATCACCAGCTCGAACTTCGAGGGCGGCGGCAGTTCCGGCAACGTCACCATGCCCCAGGAGATCTGGCTCGCCGCCGCCGAGGAACTGCTCGCCGATCCCACTTTCAACCCGGACGCGGTCGGACGCCGAGCCCCGCGCCTCATCATGCCCGACTACTCCTGCGCACAGGTATGAGCCGCCCGAAAAAGCGCAAAGTCGCCGCACCGAAAGCGGGCCAGCCTCTCGCGGCCAGCGGCGGCGGCGGGACATGGGGCAGCTTTTACGAGGCCACGGGCTACTCGACCTCGCGCGCCTACAAGCCCTTCTTCGCGACCGACAGCAAGCACACCCTCACCTCCTTCAACCGCCTGCGCGCCATGTCGCTCGCGCGCTGGGCCTACGTCAACATTCCCGTGCTCAAGGCCGGCGTCGATCTCATGGCCCGCCTCACCGTGGGCACCGGCTTCGAGCCGCGCACACCCGGCCCGCTCGGAAAGCTCTACGACTCCTACTACCTCGCCCGCGCTCGCGCCATCGGCTTTATGGCGGGAGAAAGCATGGATGAGCTGCTCCTCCACGACTGCCGCGCCGTGGATGTCGATGGCGATCTCGGCTACGTCATGACCGAGGACGAAACCGGCGCGGCCAAGCTCCAGGTCATCGAAGGCCACCGCATCACCACGGGCGACACCACCGACGAGCGGTGCGTCGATGGCATATGGGTGGATGCCTTCGGGCGCAAGGCCGGATACAACGTCGCCCTCCCCGGTGGCAAAACCGTCCGCCTCGCCCCGCGCGATTTCCTCTACCTGGCCGAGCGTAACCGCCCCGACGAGCTGCGCTCGATGACCAACTTCGTTCACGCGCTCGCCCCGCTGCAGGACCTTTACGAAATCCTCGGCTTCGCCATGACTTCGGCGAAAAAGAACACCGAGATCGCCGCGATCATCGAAACGCAAACGCCCAACGATCTGCCGCTCGGTGCCCCGCGCGGCATGACCGTCCGCAGCGCCGTCGCCGCCAGTGGCGACCAACCCGCTGCGCCAGCCGTGCAAGTCACCTACGAGCAGGTCACCGGCGGCGGTGGCAAGATCCCCATCCTCCGCCCCGGCGAGACATTCAAGAGCTTCGCCCACGCCCAACCCTCCCCGACCATCGCCCAGTGGAGCGACTTTCACTTGCGCGGCATCTTCGCCGGCTACGGCCTGCCCTTCGAGATCGTCCTCAAGCCCGAGCTGCTCGGCGGTGCCGCCTACCGCGGCGTGCTCGCCATCCTCCGCCAGCGCCTGCAGCAGCGCCGCAACAACCTGGTGTTCCCCAAGCTCACCCGCAGCCGGTTCTGGATTCTTTCCCGAGGCATCAAACGCGGCGAAATCCCCTACGACCCGGCGCTCTTCCGCGTGGAGTGGCAGCCGAAGTTTGTGGACATCACCGTGGATGCCGGACGGGAATCCCGCGAGCGCCGCGCCAACGTCCTCGGCGGGCTCGACACCTTCACCAGCTACGACGCCGAGAACGGCAACGACTACCTCGGCACCACCCTCCCCGCCCGCGAGGCCGAGATGGCTGCGCAGTGCGAAGCAGCCAAGCGCCTCGCCGAGAAATATCCGGGACTCGGATTCTCCGCCGCCCTCGCCCGCATCGCCCTTCTCACCCAAGGCGCGAGCGAAGGCAACCTCGCCGCGGCTGCACCGGTGCAGCCGAATCCTTCTGACGCATGAAAACCTTCGCCCTCACCTCGCCCATCGCCCTCATCCGCCCGCCGCACTTCGCCGCCGCCGCCGCCAGCGCCGCCGCCCTGCTGAATAACCCGCGCTTTGCCGCCCGCGCCGACGACGACGAGGACGAGATGTGGTGGGAGGTATCGGACCTTTACGGCGCGCCCCTGCCCAAGCCGGAGACCGTGGGAAAGACCGCCATCATCCCGATCAAAGGCGTCATCACCTCCGGCCTGCATCCCATCTATCGCGTCATCGGGTTCGCCGATACCGAGCAGATTGCCGGATGGGTCCGCGCCGCCGCCGACGATCCCGCGATCGAGGAGATACTGCTCCGCATCGACTCGCCCGGCGGGATGGTCACAGGCACGCCCGAACTGGCCGCCGCCGTCGCCGCAGCCGACAAAATCAAACCCGTCGCCGCGCACACCTCCGGCATGATGGATTCCGCCGCCTACTGGATCGCCTCGCAGGCCCGCGCCCTCTGCTGCACCCCGAGCGCCGATGTCGGCTGCATCGGCGTGTATCAGGTCTGCTACGACGAGACCGCCCTCATCGAGGGCTTTGGGGTAAAAGCCACGATTTTCAAGTCGGGCGACCTCAAGGCCGCCGGACATCCGCACATCCCCATGAGCGAAGCCCAGGCCGCGCACCTCCAGGCGGAGATCGACGCCATCGGCGTGCAATTCCGTGCCGCCGCCACCGCGCGCCGCCCCATCGCTGAGGACTCCATGCGAGGCCAGTCCTTCCTCGGCACCGAGGCCCTGGCGCGCGGGCTGGTGGACGATGTCTGCACCATCGAGGGCCTGCTTTCCGTTTGACAACCCGCCAAAGACAACATGGGCCTTTTTTCCTCCTCCGCCACTCTTGAGCAGCGCGTCGCGCAGCTTGAGTCCGACCTCGCCGCCTCCGCCGCGCAGGTCTCCACCCTCACCGACGACCTCGCCACCGCCACCCAGCGCGCCCTTACCGCCGAGTCCGCGCTCGCCGAATCCCAGACCGGCCTCGACAACGCTCGCGGACTGCTCGCCACCCGCGACGCTGCCGTCTCCGTTCTCGCCAGCGCCGCCACCGTCCTCGGCTTCGGTCTCAGATCCACCGAACTCGACGCCCTCACCCCGGAAACCGCGCCCGCCGCCTTCGCCGCCGCGCTCGAAGCCCGCGCCGGAGCCCGCGCCGTGGAGCTGGCCGCCAGCCAGGGCGTCCCCGCCATCCCCACCGAGCCCTCCGGCACCGTCGCCGATTCCGACGAGGCCATCTACGACCGCTTCGCCGCCGCCGACTCCGCCGAGGCCACGCGCATGTTTCAGGACGCCACCCTCGGCCCCGTCATCCGCCGCGAATCCGCCCGCCGCCACGCCGCCGCGTAACCCCTCTCTCTCGCCCGCAACCAACCAACCAACCAACAACCTAAGACTTTATGGCTACCATCAACTTCGACGACAAGATTTTCTCCCGGGAAATTCTCAACCAGGTCACCAAGCGCCTCGCGCCTCTCCGCGCGTTCGCCCGTGATTTCAGCATGGAGGCAAAAAACGTCGGCGACGCCGTCTCCGTCCCGCTCATCGGGGCCGCCACCGCCACGACCTTCAGCCAGTCCGACAACTCGGGCAACCCCTACGAGCAGTCCGGCGGCAACGTCTCCGCGATCACCGTTTCTCTGAGTGAGAACCACATCGTGCCCGTGGACATCACCGATCTCCAGGCGATCAACCAATCCCCGGCCCGCGCCGAGGTCTTCGCCGTGCAGGCCGGCTCCGCGCTCTTCAACCGCGTCTTCGGTCGCATCACCTCGCTGGTCACTTCGGTGAACTTCGGCGCGATCGTCACCACCCTCGCCACCGCGAGCTGGACGCTCACCACCCTCCGCGCCCTCAAGCTCGTGCTCGAACAGCGCGACGCCGGCGTGGACCGCCGCTCGCTCTTCATCCCCGTGGAGATCGAGGACACCGCACTGCTCGGTAACACGGCATTCAACGCCGCGATCAACTACGGCGGAGCCGAGGCCATCCGCGAGGGCCGCGTGCCGCGCGCCATCGGATTCGATGTCTATGCGCTCAACCAGATCCCGACCAACGGCATCTCGCTGACCGCCTGGGCGCAGACGCCCGACGCCATCGCCGTGGCCATGCGCCTCAAGCGCCCGCAGGACCTCTCCATGCTCGCCGCCTACGAGGAACTGAGCGATCCCGGCACCGGTTTCGCCTTCACCTACCGCCGGCATTACAACCCCGGCTCGGGCAAGCATCACATCAACATGGAAGTGCTCTTCGGCATGACCCAGGCGATCACCCTCAACCTGGCCCTCGCGACCAAGCCGTAACTCCACCTTCAACGTCCGCTGCGCAAGGCTAGCTGCGCGGCGGCGGAGTTTCTCCGGGGCCTCCCAGTGGCCTCAAAAGAAAACCCGAAAGCCCGACCGCTAGCCCGGTCGGGCTTTCCTTTTGCACCCATGAATCCACAGAAAATCTCCCTCGCCATCATCACCGGCAACATCGGCGCGCCGATGATGAACCGCTTCCTCGATCACTTCTGGCAGGTCGCCGACGAGATCATCGTCGTCCGCGCCATCGGCAATGAGCCCCCGGATGCCAGCCTTGAAATCGCATTCGATCGTGGATGCGTCACCGCGGAATATCACAATCGCATTAAGACAATCGTGGCTGAATCAGGGCAGCACCATATTTGCGGCGATAGCCCCTCCAACTGGCCGCACGTCGATGACTTCGCCGCCGCCCGCAATCAGGCATGGGACCTCGCCACCGGCGACTGGATCATGTGGGCCGACACCGACGACATCATCACCCCGGAGGCCGCAGCCGCCATCCGCGCCGCGATCGAGGAAAAGGGCGAGCGCTTCGACATGTTGCAGACGCCCTACTGCGTACCAGATGCCGGCCTGCTCGACAACCCGCGCGAGCGCGTGGTGCGCCGCGGCATCGCCCGCTGGGCGCAGCCCGTCCACGAATGCCTCGAACCCATCGACCCCGCTGCGAAGTGGCGCACCGCCACCTGCGCCGAGGGCCGCATCGTCCACGATCCCGGCCCGCGCCCGCCCGCCGCGCGCAACGGACGCAACCTCCGCATCCTCGAAAGCCTCCCGCCCGACCAGCTCACCACGTCCCTGCGCTACCATCTCTTTGCCGAGCTTTTCGCGATGGGGCGCAAAGCCGAGGGCGCGCTCGCCGCCGAGCAGTTCCTCCTGCTGAAAGACGCCGGCCCCGTCGAGCGCTTCGAGTGCGCGCTCTCGCTTTCCATGGTCGCCGAAGATCCCGCCGACAAGGCGCAGTGGCTACAGCTTGCCTTTCACGAGTGCCCCCACCGCCGCGAGCCCCTCGTGCTGCTTTCCAATCTCGCCCTCAACGCCGACGATCCCACCCGAGCCGAAGCCTACCTCCGCGCAGCCTCCGCCCTCCCGCTCCCGCAGCCCGCCCCGTGGAATCTCCGCCGCAAGATGTGGGGCTGGCAGTTCGTTCAAGAGCAGGCCCGCGTGCTGCGCACCCAGGGGAATTTCCCCAAAGCCGAAGCGCTCGAAACCAATCACTTCCGCCGGCACGGTGCCCGCATCTCCCTTCTCCACGCCACCCGCGGACGCGCGCAGCAGGCCATCGAAACCCGCGCCCTCTGGCTTGAGCGCGCCGCCGATCCCGACGCCATCGAGCACATCTTCGGCCTCGATCCCGACGACCCGGAAGGCCCCGCCCTCGGCGGCTTCCGCCACATCATTCAGGACTCCCACGACGGCGGCCCCTGCGGTGCATGGAACATCGCCGCGACCGTCGCCGCCGGCGAAGTCTTCGTCCAGGTCTCCGACGACATGATCCCGCCGCAAGGCTGGGACCGCGCCATCCTCG